ACTGGGCGAGGAACATAATCATCTTCGTTAATCACCCAGTGCACCCTTCTTTAAAAACATTATCCTTTTTTAACTGCGCTTCCTTTGCGTCCTGCTGGCATTATTCCGAAGAATACCTTTCCGCCTGCTGGCTTAGAAGTATCTTTCTTACCTTCGGTTGGCTTAGCCATTGGTGCTGCTGCACGAGATCCTTTGTTCATATTTACACCTCCCTCGTTTAAGCTGCGCCGGTGATACCAGCGAGTAGTTGGGCTATATCGGGACGTTGACCAGCAGCAGGGGCCGAACCAGCTTGTTCTTGTGGAGGTTGCTGCGAGGCAGGAGCGGGGGCCGCACCTGCTGCTGGAATCTGTTGTTCCATACCTGGTGCCATAGGTGGCATCTCTGGGGTTGGAGGTGGTTCTGGTGTAAATGCTTTTTCAATAATGTTTTCTAAGGATTGTCCCTTTTGACGGCCTTGGATAACAGATGCGATACGCCCGATAATCTGTGAAGGGTCTTGGCCTTGCGCCGCGAGAGCCGGTATCGCCTGAGCATACTGAGCAACAGCAACCCGCAAAGAATCGCGCATTTCTTCAATGTCAACACGTTGCTCCTCTTGTGTAACGTTAAGGTCCATAGGAATTTCACGACGAACATAGTCGCGTGATACGAGTTTGTCTGAACGCATTTGTAGTAAAGCAATGATTGCGCGGTTAGGATCCATACCGGACATAATGCCGTAACGGACATCTACCCCATACTCGCCCTTAATATCACGAGTAGGAATATATTTAAGCACGTAAGGTGTGCCATCATCGCTTCCCTTGATTGTCTTAGGGATACCGCCAAAGATTTTTTCGTCTGCTTCAAAGCAGATACTAGTAAGTTCTGTAAATAATCTTGCGAACTGTGCTTGTGCTGCTTTAATCTGTGTATCAAAGCCAGCCTGTAGCGCTTGCACTCCGCGACCTGTTACAACAGATGCGTCAATATTTCCTGATCGTGATTCAGGATAACGAGCACCAAGGCGTAGTTCACGCTCTAGGACACCAGATTCTGTGAATACACCTGCAGGTAGTTCTAGTGGAACTCGACGGATACCTGCCGGGTTAGATGTTCGCATAATAGAGTCTGGGCCAAGGGCCAACTCTTGCACATCTTGTGGGATAGCAATAGGTGCTTGAATAGATTTTTCAGCAGCTTGAATCTGAAGGATAGCAAAACGAGCACGTGCAAGTTGCACTGATAGCACATCATCGAACTGACCACGTGCTTCACCGTCAAGAGATGAACGCATAACTGTTCGTGCCATACATTTGTTAAGAACGTTTTTAGTTTGAGATAAGATTAGATTCTTACGCTCTGGTAAATAAAGCAAGTCTTGTTCTGCATCGTGGTAGCGAACCATTGAGATATAAGGGGAAGATAGTTGATACTGGTTTCGACCTAGTATCTGGTCGTAATACTCTGGGTATTGCGCTGCTAAAGATTCGGCATCGGTAACAATTATCTGTGTCAAGGATAAGGTGCGACCATAACGATCTAACTCTGGGTAAACGCCAAATGGATTAAGCATACGGATACGAGGATTGTTATCATCGTAATCCATCTCAACCATACCAACACACATACCGTAGGTGTTATACCAGTCGGCTGCGGTATACATCTGTAGTTGTAAGTCAGAGTTGGTTACATAGAAGTTGGCAATACGAGTTCTAGTATCTGCTGCCTTACGTGCCGAATCGGAAACCATATTGGTTGCTGAGCAGTTAAAGGATGGCAGTGGTGCCATAGCTTCTGCAAGGTCACGTGCTGCTACGTCAATGAAGTTTGCGACTAGAGGCTTTGGATAGTCCTCTGAGAACATAGATGGGAATACCTTAGAGATATCGCCCTGACGCACGGAAAGGACATCGCGCATACGCTGATCTCGCGCTGCAGAGCGCGATTTCAGACGCGATACTTTAGCGTCTACTTCTTTGACTGATAGCAATGGGGTTCCTTACTTCTTTTTATTTTTAGATAAAGTTTTCTTGTCGTTGTAACCCTTGATAATTACATCGGCATCTGAAGGTATCTTCTTGTTTTTGCTTGGAGGACGTTTACCTTCTTTAAGAAAATCGTTAAGAGTTTTTTGCTTAGCCTTTGGTGTTACTTTCTTTGCTGCTCCACCAGATACTGCTGCTGAAACATTTGCTTTTGCTTCACGCTTTGCTCTAGGAGATTTAGGGCCTGCTATAAATTCTGCACGAGCCATTGTGCGGTCACGGTCATTTTGACGACGTGTTTGTATTATTTTAGCGGCACGAGTTTCTTCTGCAGGTGTTAATTTTCTACCAGCAGCTTTAGCATTGTTTGTTGCTATTTTCTTTGTATCACTGTAACTAACTCCGCCAAATGATTCTTTTGCTAGTCTACGAGCTTTACGTGCCTTATCTTGTAATGCGCCCATTGTCTTCTCCTTAGATTATTTTCATTCTGTTTTGTTCTGCGAAGGCTTCATCTAAGTTGATGACTGTTCGCTTACCTACCTCGTGGCGAGATAGGAACGGGTTCTTCATATGGTGGGTAGCGTAGTTACCATAGTTAATCATTTCTCTTGCTCTAATCTCACAGAACCAGAGAGCCATTACCATATCGGTCTTACCCTTAGTGGTAGGCGTCCAGGTAATTAACTGTTCTATCAAAGCCTTAATGTTCTCGGTTTGATCTGAAGGCAGATGTATTAGATTATCTCTATGATGCTTGCCATCAAATTGCTTAGTGCCAAATAGGGTAGACATAGAAGCTACACCAAATCCACTATCCCACTTATTGCTACCAGTATGATGTTCTTTAAACTGCACACCCTTAGAGGCTAAGTGCTGGCGGATACCTTCGTCTTGTGTTAAGAAGGATTGGAAGGCGTTTTTTTCGACGATCCATTCTGAGGGAGCGTAGAGGGATGTCCAATCAAAAATAAGATTACGGATAGCGGCTGGAGACGGACGGCTAATCTTAATAGCATCTACGATATACCTTTTCTTGGTTGATCGGTCAATGGCATAACAGATAGCTGCAGTATCACCAATCATTGCAGGATCTAAACCGCAGATAATACTAAAGCCGTTTAAATCTCGTGGATGTCCTGGATGTCCGCCAATTAACGGACCAGCCTTACGCATACCATCAATAGAACCACGAACACATACTGGGTCAAAGGATGCGTTCTCTGATACATCTTGTTGCTGATATACCAAGGCCCAAGTAGAAGCGTCCATAGCTTGGCGTTCGTTATAAAGGTTACGTCCAGACCATCGAGGGTATAGGCCATCTGGTGTCAGTTCTACTTCGGTCTGCCCATCAAATGGTGCATCAGAGTAAGGCCAGAGGGTTTCCCACTTGTCGGGATCTTCATCAACTGTCAGCAGAGCTGGCATAGCCAGATACTTCCAAGGGACTAGGCCGCCTGGGTATCTGTCTTCGTTGCGTAGTTCCTTGTAGAGATCTACAGAGGCTACTCTTGTGCCGATAATAATAAGTTTACCAGTAGGGTTAAGACGGGACCTGACGTCCTGTGTTAGCCACTTGATCTGGCGTTCAAAGTCATTTGCGTTAGACAAGGTAACAGCATCATCCACAATAATCATATCGGCACGTTTACCGTAAATCTGACCGCCAATACCTACAGCCTCAATGTTCGGGTCTTTTTCACCGGACTCACGTAGTTCATCACCGAAGGTGATTCGAGTTGCTTGCCAGGAGGCTGACTTAGAATTGAACCCTACGCCAGCAGCATATGCACTCTGAAGGTCCTGATACATTGGATGTGTTAGGCGTTGCTTTATGGCGTAGAGAAAGTCAGAGGCTAGGCGTTGAGTCTGGGAAACTATCAAGACTCTAAAGTTAGGATTACGAGCTACCTGCCAAGTAACGTAGTCAACGGTTATCGTCATAGACTTGGCGTGGTTTGGCGGGATGTTAATAAGGATTCTATTATCAGATAGGCCAGGCTCATACTTCATAGATGGGTGTAGCCACGAAGGTTCACGACCCTCAATTACATCTACGATATTTTGCTGATGACCAAAAGTCTTGGAGTTTAAAAAACGCTGTCTAAACTCGGCGAAGGTTATATCGTGGACATCGCCGGAGGCAAAAGCCTTATCCTTCAGACCTAGCCTAGTTCGATCCATCTTGTCGGCGAAGACCTTATCGGTGCGCCGGTAATATTCATAAGTCTTCATAGACTTGCCAGCCGAGGCACAAGCGGCGTCTACGGTCATACCTTCTGCTATACAGCCAAGGATAATCCTCTTAGCTATATCTGCTGAGTTTTCTGCCACGTATTCCTCCAAGCGGCGTAATGCCGCGAATTTCATTCTTATACTAGGTTGAGGAATTGATACTAGGCGTCTGCCATTTTAATAGAACTATCCCTACTAAAAGCGGTGCGAAGAACCGCACTGTTCGGGCTTGGCGCCCGAAGGAGCTACAGCGAACTGAGGGGTAAAACTAGGCTCAGCCCTAGGGGGCCTCGCCAGAGGCCAACCTGGTCGCAAATCGAAGCGTATAAAGATTTGCTCCCTATACTGTATAAGGCAGTAAATTTTAAGCATTTCCCGCTTTTAGGAAATAAATCTTTTATTTGTGGTGTAACTCACTAAATACCTATACAGACGGG